GTCAATTTTTTGACGCTGCGAAATTGAAATAGGGGGTTAATTGACACTATGTCAAAATTCCGACGCGGGGCGTTTTCTGCTCCTCCCCCTGGATTGCAGCCGCCGGCAATACCGGTGGCCCTTGTCTGCGGTCCTCCAGGATCCGGGAAAACAACGCTGGCCCGAAAACTCGCAACGGAGAAGACGCTGATTATCGACCTAGACGATATCAAGACATCACTTGGCTGTCCGCCTCACAGCCTCGACAAATCTTTTACTGGTGCAGCCCTTAGGGTCCGAGACCAAATGATCCAAGGGCTTTCCGGCAATACAAGCAACGACAGAGCTTTATTCATAGTCGGCGCGCCAATCGGAGATCATAGAACTGCCTGGCAGTCAGCACTCAACGCAACAATTCTTCTTCTCCGGCCACAACCGGAAACGTGCTTGCACAGAATAAGCCAGGATCCATCGAGGAAAGGGATCTCCATGTCCGTCTGGGAGGTATTGGTTTGGCGGTGGTGGAACCAATACACCCCATCCCAAGTTGACGTCGTTTTGGAGGGTTGAGCCGATGACACGAGGTCGAAAACCCAAGCCCACGGCTCTCAAGCTGGTGACGGGGAACCCAGGCGGCCGCAAGCTCAACAAGAACGAGCCGAAGCCGGCCAGCGTCATTCCGGACCCGCAAGCATCGCTCGTCGGGGTGGCATTGGAAGAGTGGAAGCGGGTCACGGTGGAGCTCTCGGCGATCGGGATGCTTTCGAAGATCGACGGGCCGGCCCTAGCGGCCTACTGCCACGCATACGAGCGGTGGGTAAAAGCGGAGGGGATGATCCGGGAGCTGGGGGAGGTGATTGAGACGACGCAGGGGAACCTAATCCAATCGCCCTGGGTTGGCATTGCGAACAAGGCCATGTTGATCATGCACCGGTTTATGTCGGAGTTCGGAATGACGCCCTCATCCCGCTCGCGGCTGAGCGTTGACAAGGGGGTTGGTGATAACCGATTTGCGAGGATTCCCGGGAACTGATGGCGAAGCGCGACTACTGCAGGATTGCGAGGGACTACGCCACGCAGGTGATGGACGGGACGATTCCGGCCTGCAAATGGTTGAAGCTCGCGGTGCAGCGCCACCTAGACGACCTGGAGAGGGCTCGGAAGCGGGACTTCCTGTTTCGGTTCGACAAAATCAAGGCGGCGCGGGTCTGTGCTTTCGTCGAGGCGTTGCCGCATATCAAGGGGAAGTGGGCCGGCCAGGACATCCAGTTGAGCCCGTGGCAGATCTTTATCTGGACCACGGTATTCGGTTGGGTGCGGAAGTCGGACGGCATGCGGCGGTTCCGGGAAGCGTACATCGAGGTCCCGAGGAAGAACGGGAAGAGCATGCAAGCCGCGGCGGTAGGGCTCTATATGTTCGCGGCTGACGGGGAGCCAGGGGCGGAGGTCTACTCCGGGGCCACGACCGAGAAGCAGGCGTGGGAGGTTTTCAGGCCGGCGCGGCTGATGGCCAAAAAGGCCGAGGGATTCTGCGACTACTACGGGGCCGCGGTGAACAGCTCCAACATCTCAATCCTGGACCGAGCGTGCAAGTTTGAGCCGGTGATCGGTACACCAGGGGATGGTCCTTCCCCTCACTGCGCGATTGTGGATGAGTTCCATGAGCACAAGAGCCCAGAGCAGTACGACTCGCATATTACCGGCATGGGGGCCAGGACGCAGCCGCTTATGTTGGTGATCACCACGGCCGGGAGCAATCTCGCAGGCCCCTGCTACGACAAGCGGCAGCAGATCACCAAGATCCTCGAGGGCGTGTTCGACAACGACGAGATTTTTGGCTGCATCTGGACGCTGGATGATGACGACGAGTGGTCCGATTTTCGGAACTGGCCCAAAGCGAATCCGAATTTCGGCGTCTCCGTGTTTGAAGACTACCTCCGCAGCCGGCACAAGGAAGCGATCCAGCGCGCCAGTCGGCAGAACATCGTCCGGTGCAAGCATCTCAACCAGTGGATGAACGCTGACACGGCCTGGATGGACATGCTGGCATGGCGCAAGTGTGCGGATTCGACGCTTTCCATGGACGAGTTCAACGGGCGGCCGTGCTGGATGTCCCTTGACCTGGCGAGCAAGATCGACCTTGCGGCGCTCTGTCTTCTTTTCAAGGAGACGAACGACCTGGGCCAGGAGAACTATGCGGCTTTCGTGAAGCACTACCTCCCCGAGGAGCAGGCCGAGGCCGAGGACCGGGCGCATTATGCCGGGTGGGCCAAGGAGGGCTGGATCACGCTTACTCCCGGCAACGTGATCGACTTCTCCTACATCAAGGACGACATGCGGGACTTCGCCGGCCGGTTTCAGGTTCTCGAGGTGCCGTTCGACCCGTTCCAAGCGACGCAGCTTTCCACGGAGATGCTCGACGAGGGTTTTCCGATGGTCGAGGTCGGCGCCACGGTCAAGAATTTCAGCGAGCCGATGAAAGAGCTCGAGAAGCTGGTGGTCTCGGGGCGTTTTCGTTTCAACGGGGACCCGGTCCTGACCTGGATGGCGTCCAATGTCGTGGCGCATGTGGACAAGAAGGACAACATCTATCCGAACAAAGAGCGGGGCGAGAACAAGATCGACGGGGTTGTCGCCATAATCATGGCCATGTCTCGCGCAATGATAGATTCGGGCCTGTCGGTATACAACGAGCGCGGGGTGACCCTCCTATGAGCCTATTTTCAAAGATGAAGCGATGGTTTGTGCGTGGCGATCTCGCGTTGACCGAGGAGAAGGCGTGGAACCAATCCCTGTGGAATGTCTATGGCGCCCAATCGGTTTCGGGGGAAGCGGTCACTGAGCAGAACGCGCTGACCTACTCGGCCGTATGGAACGCCGTATCATTGATCTCCGGGACAGTCGGAAGCCTTCCTCTTCACCTGATGCAGCGCAAGAACGAAAAGAAGCGGATAGCCGATGACCGCTCTCTGTATCGAGTGTTACACGATGAGGCCAATCCATACATGACGGCCAAGGCGTTCCGGGAATGCCTGATGGCGCACATATTGACGTGGGGCAACGGGTATGCGGAGATCGTGCGCAACGGGTATGGAGACGTCATCGAGCTCTGGCCCATCACGCCGAACCGCGTACAGATCAAGATGTCCGGGGGAGACATCTACTATGACATCCAAATGACGGGAGAGCCGAACGTATATCTCCCGCGGGAGAAGGTTCTGCATGTTCCCGGATTGGGCTTCGATGGGTTCGTGGGCTATTCGGTGATAGCGATGGCGCGCAAGTCCCTCGGGCTGGCAATGGCCATGGAGACCTTCGGGTCCAGATATTTCGGCTCAGGGACGCATCCTGGGATTGTTGTGACGCACCCTGGGAGATTGAGCGCGGACGGCCAGAAGAACCTGAAGGCGTCTCTCGACGTTGGATATGCGGGATTGGGCAAGTCGCACAAACTGATGCTCCTCGAGGAGGGGATGAAGGTCGAAAAGATCGGGGTCCCTCCGAACGATTCCCAATTCCTGGAGAGCCGGCAGTTTCAGATCCCCGAAGTTGCCAGGTGGTTCAACCTCCCGCCGCATAAGCTGAAAGACTTGACACGATCCAGTTTCAACAACATCGAGTCCGAGCAAATCTCCTTTGTGACGGATTCGATCCTGCCGTGGCTTGTGACCCTCGAGCAGAACTACAACATGCAGCTGTTGACCGAGAGCGACAAGAACCTCACGGGCCGAGGCCGGTACTATTTCAAGCATATCGTCGAGGGGTTGCTGCGAGGGGACGCTGCTTCGAGGGCGTCTTTCTATACGGTCATGCTCGACAAGGGAGTCATGTCCATCAACGAGGTCCGCGAGAAAGAGGACATGGACCCTGTTCCAGGAGGGGACATTCACCTGGTGCCGTTGAACATGACAACGCTGGAAAATGCAGGGAAGCCGCCGGAGCCTCCGGAACCGCCGAAAGAACTGGAGCCGCCCGAGAAAGAAGCTCCTGAAGATAGCGAAGACCAGCCAGAACCACCGCCGAAGAAGGGGGCAAAGCCATGAAGTGGTACGAGATAAAAAACAAGGCCGACAAGGCAGAGGTTTGGATTTACGACCAAATCGGAGAGGACTGGTGGACGGGCGGCGGAGTCACGGCCAAGAATTTTCAGAAGGAATTGTCCGCCGTGAAGGCCTCCCAGATCGACCTACACATCAATTCGCCAGGCGGCGAGGTGTTTGATGGGATCGCCATCTACAACCTGCTGAAAAACCATCCGGCCACGGTGACGACATACATTGACGGGATTGCCGCGTCGATTGCCTCCGTGATCGCACTGGCCGGCGATCGTGTCGTGATGGCGGAAAACGCTCTGTACATGATGCACATGCCTAGCGGGATGGCCATGGGGAACGCCGAAACGATGCGATCCTTTGCGGATGTGCTCGACAAGGTGGCCGGGACGATGATCGGGACCTATGCGGCGAAGTCCGGGAAGGATGAAGCTGAGATTTCGGCCATGATGTCTGATGAGACGTGGATGAGTTCCGACGAGGCATTGAGCGCCGGGTTCGTTGACGAGATATCCGGGAAAATGGAGCTGGCGGCATGCGCCAGGTTCGTTCCCATTATGGCCAAAGCCGGGTTCAAGCATATCCCGGAAGGCATAAAAGAAGAGAAGCCGACGGCCAGGGATTGTGAGCGCGCCCTCCGGGATGTTGGGTGCAGCAATGCCATGGCCAAACAGATTCTAGCCGGGGGTTATTCGGCGAGCCTACGGGACGAGGCAGCCAACCAGAGCACCCCCCAACCGGTCGAGGTCGCTCCTCGGGACGTTGAGCAACCGGAGCCAGGATTGAACGAGACCGCGCCGCCGATGCAGAACAGGCGCATCGCTGACAGGCATCAGAGACTCAGCCATTAACGAGGAGACAGTCACAATGAAGACTCTTTCGCAATACCGCGAAGACATCAAGGGGTTGATGGAGAAGATCGACTCCATCAAGGCCAAGTGTGTCGCTGAAAACCGCGACCCCATCCCGGAGGAAGTGTCGTACATGAACGACCTCATGGGAGACATCGAGGAGATTGGGAAGGTCGTGGCGACGATTGAAAGGCAGGAGCGAATCGCGGCCGCTCTCGAGGCTCCGACCTCGGCACCGAAAAGCAAGCCGACCGCCTCCCCGCACATCGAAGTTCGGGACAAGGACAAGTTCTCCTCCTTTGGGGAGCAAATGGCGGCCGTCATGCGCGCCGGGCTGCCCGGTGGCCATACGGACCCGAGGCTATTCAACGTTAGGGCCGCGGCGACCGGTCTTAACGAGACCGTTCCTTCGGACGGTGGGTTTCTCGTCCAGCAGGATTTTTCGAACGAACTACTGACGCAGGTTTTCGAGACGGGGATCCTGGCTTCCAAGTGCCGCCGGATCCCGATCAGCGGAAACGCCAATAGTTTGAAGATCAACGGGATCGATGAAACCTCGAGGGCGTCGACGCGATCGGGTGGGATTGTCGGTTACTGGGAAGAGGAAGCCGCCGAGAAGACGGCGAGCAAGCCCAAGTTCAGAAAGATCGAATTGAACCTGAAGAAGCTCATCGGTCTGTGCTACGCCACCGACGAACTCCTGAACGACGCCGCCGCTCTCGAAGGCGTCATCCGCGATGGGTTCCAGAGCGAGTTCGGCTTTCTGCTCGACGACGCCATCATCAACGGGACCGGCGCCGGAATGCCTCTTGGAATCCTCAACTCCGGATGTCTGGTCACCGTCTCGAAGGAGAGCGGCCAGAAGGCGGCCACTATCCTGGCCGAAAATGTGATCGAGATGGATCGGCGGCTGTTCGCTTCGAGCAGCGGGAGCGCTGTCTGGCTGATTAACCAGAACGTCAAGCGCCAGCTCTACACGATGTCGCTCGCGGTCGGTACTGGAGGAGTCCCGGTATACATGCCTGCCGGCGGGTTGAGCGGCCAACCTTACGGGACCCTTCTCGGGCGCCCGGTAATCCCCATCGAGCAAGCGGCAACCCTCGGAACGGTCGGAGACATCATTCTCGCCGACCTGGCAAACGGCTATGTGCTCGCGGAGAAGGGCGGCATCCAGTCCGACATGAGCATCCACGTCCGGTTCGTCTACGACGAGAGCGTTTTCCGGTTCGTGATGCGCGTGGACGGACAGCCGGTGCGGGCCTCGGCCCTTACGCCGTACAAGGGCAGCTCGTCCGATACGCAGAGCCACTTCGTCGCCTTGGCGACCAGATCGTAAGGGGGAAAACGATGCTTGCAGAAAAATTCAAAATCGTTCCGATTCTGAGTGATCAGGACCTGAATGCCGGGGCAAGCATGCCCGGCGACTGCCTCAACATGGCCGGGTATCATGACGCCACTTTCATTATCGGCCTGCAGACCTTGGGCGGTGCCGCGACCTACCTGAAGCTGTACAGCGGGGCCTCTGACGGCGCCACCACGACCGCCTTGACGTTTCGATATGCCTATGGCGGGGCGGCGACCGGCTCGGCGAACGCTGACGTTCTGGCGGCCTGGGCTACGTCCGCAAACCTTGCGATCGCCCATGCAACCAAAGACAATTTCATGTTGATCGTCCATATCCGGGCGGATGAGATGGACACGGCAAACGGTCACAAGTTCCTGACGCTTCAATTCGAGGATACGGACACCGGCGCCACCGGGAATGCTCAGGTGCATGCCATTCTCACGCCTCGCTTCACCGGCAATCGTTCGGTGACGGCACTGGCCTAAAGGAGAACCCATGCTGAAAGCAGACCGGGAAGAGGTTGTCGAGATCGTCACGGCGACGGTCAAGGAACAAGTTGCCGCGGCATTGAAGGAACTGAGGCAGGCCATCCAGGCACTGCAACCGAAGGAAGAGAAGGAGGTAAAGAAACATGCCTAGTTATTCTCCTTCGACCATCGAACGAGTCGGGGATATCGGGCGCGGCCTGGTGGTGCAGACCCCGACGATGAACAACACGACGGCCCTTACCGTCGCGTCCTACGATCTGTTCAGGGTGTATGGACGAATCCGTATCCTGAGCCTGGATATCGAGGTCGTCACGGTATGGTCCAACGACGCGACCACGCTTCAATACTACTTTGACCCGTCAACTCCGGCCGTTGCGGCGGTGACAATCTCGGCGGCCTGCACCACCGTTGCCAACCTGGCGGTCGGGAAGCGGGTCACCCTGGACGGTACGGCTCTGAACACCGCCGCCGCGATCGCAGCCAGCCAGTGCGTCTCCCTCGCCGTCAGCAAAACGCTCGATGTCGGGTGTGAAAACGGGGTCGGGATGATCGGCGTCACGGGGGCGGCCGCTGCGCAGACATCGGGTACCTGCAGAGCCACGTTGATGTACTACCCGATCACGGCAGGAGCTTACGCGGAGTCCGCGGTTTAACGATCACAGCACGGGGGCGGTCTCCACGACGTCCCCAACTTAAGACGGAGGGGCCGAGATGGCCATATCAGTCACGACACCAGCGGCAAAGGTCGGCTGGATACTCAACGCAACGTCGGCGGATGCTTCGGGGTGCGAGGAACTGAAGGCGGCCCCGACGGCCAGCAGCGGCTTATGCATCAAGGTCAAGTCCCTGACCATCAACAGCGCGGGTGCGATCAGTATCACGATTGGGCAGGGGGCCGCAGCCGGCGCCGTCGAAACGGCATTGATAGGCCCCATCGCATTCGCGGCGAATTCGTCGCTCCAGTGGGATTTCAACCCGCCCATGGAGCTCACGAAGGAAAAATCTCTAACAGTTGATGCATCCGGGGCGGGAGCGATCTGCGTGTTTGCCCAGGGTGTGGTTGAAGTGTAAGGAATGACATGGCTGACTTGACCTCGGTCGAAAACGTAAAAGAATGGCTAGGACTCGATCAAAACACCGACGACCTGCTATTGTCCAGGCTGGTCTCTGGGGTTTCGGCCTGGGTCGAGCAATACATCGGTCGGGCAATCACGGCGGCAAACTATGACGAGTATTATACATGCCGGGGTGAATCAATCATCCCGCTCAGGCATTACCCGGTTACGGCCATCACGTCCGTTACGGTTGACGGGGCCGCTCTAGCGGCAAGCACTGGATATGGCATCTCTGGGTATGCGGTGGACGGTTCGCTCCTTGTTTATCAGGGGGGAGCGTTTTCGACTCCGGGGAACACGTATTTTCGGAATGTGCGGGTGCAATATACGGCCGGTCATACCACTATCCCGAAGGACCTTGAGCAGGCCGTGATCCATCTGGTGGCGCTGCGTTACCGCGAGCGCGATCGGATCGGACAGAAGAGCAAGATTCTGGCCGGGGAGACGGTCTATTTTTCGGTGTTCGATCTGCCCCCGGACGTGAAGTCGATTTTGGACAACTACAAGGACTTGCTGCTGTGATCAAAGCTGAACTGCAAAACCATCTGTCCGTGCTGACGAAGGTCGGGGAGATTCCGCCGAGCCTGCGCAAGGAACTGCGGGCAACGGTGAGCAAGTTATCTCGGGCCTTGCGGTCCAGGGCAAAGGGCCAAGCTCCAACGGACACGGGCGCGCTTGAAAAATCGATCAGGGCCAGAACTCGGTTTTATTCGAATGCACCGGAGGCCATGGTGGCTCGGGTATACAGCCGAATCTACTATGGCAGGTTCCAGGAATATGGAACGGAAGGCATGACGGGGCACTCGTTTCTGCGATCAGCGCTCATGGATATGTCCGGTGAGATCACACAGGAACTCCAGGATTGTCTCCATCGGATCGCGGAGAAAGCAAACAAGGATCTTTCGAAATGACCAGGGAAACTATTTACAGGGCGCTATTTGACCGCGTTTCCGGAGTCTCTGGCATCAAGACGAAATCCAGGCGGTTACAACATTGGTCGGATGTCCCTGGGGCAAGTCAGCCGGCGCTTTTCATGAGCCAGGTGAGCGAGCGCCCGGAGCAGTCGCCCGGGATGCCGGCCAAATGGGCGCTCAGGGTGAATTTGTATCTTTACTGCAACTCCGGATCCGACCCAAACGCGAACCCTGCAACGCAGGTCAACGGCGTCATGGACGCGATTGAGGCGGCGATCACGTCCGACCACACTCTCGGAGGATTGTGCTCACACTGCTGGATCACTGAGCAGATCGAGACGGACGAAGGGACGCTTGGAGGACAGGCCGTGGTGATCATCCCCGTGGAAATCCTGGCGACATAAGGAGGCAGCGTGCAAGAGGAAGAAGAGGGAGTCGAATCCCGCGACGTGTTTGATGATGCCGTTATGGGGTGGTTTTACGATTGCATCCACGGGTCCCCGGTCGGGTGGTACACGGATGCATACAATCATGTCCTTGCGAGCCTCGATGCACTCAAGGATCGAATGAAGGAGGTGTGCCGCACAAATAACTTTCTGTGATGGCGGGGGCCGGGATACCGGCTCGAAAGCGCACCATTCCTCCAAATGACCGTCGTGAGACGGACAAGGAGAAACCAAAATGCCTCAGTATGCCTTTGGCTCCGGGTCTCTGTTCGGAGTCCGAACGGACACCGCAGTCCAAGCCCCGTATCAATTCGGTATTCTTCAGGATGTCTCGCCGGAATTCAGCAGGAACGTGAAGGAGCTCCATGGTGGGTATGCTTTCCCGGTTGCTGTGGCCGGCGGTTCCGGAAAAATCAGCTTCAAGGCCAAATTCGCCCAGATCAACGGGAGGATCTTCAGCGACCTCTTCTTTGGCGGCACTGTAACGACGGGCCAACTCAAAACGGTCGTCCAGGAAGCCGGAACGATTCCGACGACACCGTTTCAGATCACCGTGACGAATGGTGCGACATGGGTGGACGATCTCGGGGTCATCATTGCGTCGAGTGGGATCCCTATGGTCAAGGTGGCGTCGAATCCAACCACCGGTCAGTATTCGGTAGCCGCTGGTGGAATATATACGTTTGCAGCGGCAGATACTTCGGTCGGAGTCAAGATCAGCTACACATACACTTACGCGGCCAGTGGCGTGAAGCAGGTCGTGGCGAACCCGCTGCTCGGCGTGCAGCCTATTTTCATGGCGGTCCTGAATGCGACGTGGGGTGGGAAGGACATCAATTTCAAGTTTCACCAGTGCATGACAACGAAGCTATCGATGCACACAAAACTCGAGGACTTCATGATACCTGAGTTCGATTTTTCTTGTTTCGCTGACTCCAGCGGGAACCTCGTCACAATCAGCACGGTGGAGTAGGACATGCACGACGGAGAACGGATCACAATGGGCGGGAGAGAATGGATCGTACCGCCCATGAACTTAAAGCTGTTGCGAAAGGTGCAGCCAAAGTTGGCAGCAATGGCGGATATTACGGCGGCCATGAGCCTCGAGCAGATTGATACGGTTGTTGATACCATCCATGGAGCGATCGCGCGGAACTACCCGGATGTGACGCGGGATGAAATCGAGGAAATGGTGGATCTCGGGAACGCCGGCGCGATCTTTCAGGCCATTATGGGGATTTCTGGATTGCGCCGGGGGGAAGCGGAAGCGGGGAGCCAACCGAGTGGTGCGATCTCTACGGATGCATTGCAACCGCCACAGGCTGGACCTGGGGCGTGATCGACGACCTGACGCTCCCCCAGGTCGATGAACTGTACAGGTACTGGGCGAAACAGCCTCCGACGCACGTGTTGGTGGCAGCGTACCTTGGGATAAAGCCGCAGGGGAAGACACGTGTCCCGACGGATGCGGACATCTCGGAGCTCATCGGGTTTTTCGGAAAGCAGGCACAGTGGGAAACAGGGTCATAGGCCCACCCGGTGACGGGGTTGCGAAGAAAGGGACCAGATGAGAGCCACAACCCAACCAAGAAAGGTCCATCCCAACAGGATGTTGGTCGCGGCGATGGACTTCAGGTTGTGGTGGTCGCGGAACTTCGCGATCAGGGCCGGAGCAACGTAGATGATAAGGCATGCGACGAGCAGGGTGACCGGGTCCATTTGGCTGTTTGCCATGACGGGTCCTTTCTATGAATGGGTTCGTTTCGGTGAGTGAGCGGATTATAGCATGGCTCAAGATAGCATTGTATCAGTAAAATTCGGGGCCACTACCGAGGATCTCGTAAAAGGCGTTCAGCAGGTCCAGTCCGTCCTGCAGGCCGGGTTCGGCCAGATGCAGTCGAGCATCAACGGCCTGAACGGCTCGGTCCAGAGCAGTTTTTCCGGGATCCAGAACACGATCAACGGGGCGCTGGGCGGGATCGGTGTGGGGATCAAGGCCGTGACCGGTGTCTTCGCATTGATGACAAGCGTTTTGGGGGGCGGGGCCGTTTTCAAGGAGATGGTGTCCGCCACAACGGCCTGGGCTGGCGAGGTGAAGACGCTCGGGCGCGTAATGGGGGTCTCGTCAGAGGAGGCGTCGGTATACAACGTGGCCCTCCGGTTGATCGGGAAAACGTCGGAGGATCTCACGGGTGCGTTCTCTAGGCTGCTCAGGCAAATCAAGAGCAACGAGGAGGGCATACGGGCTTTGGGTCTCGAGACGCGCACATCCGACGGGCACTTGAAAGGTTCCATGGAGCTGATGCAAGAGGCCTTCCGGGTGATGATGGAATACCGGGAGGGTGCGGATCGGGACGCGGCAGGAATGTATTTCTTCGGGAAATCCGCCATGGAGGTTCAAGGCCTCATGCGTCTCAACGAGGAGATAATGAGGCGAGCGAGTCGGGCGGCGGAGGAGTTTGGCCTGAAGATAGGGAAAGATGCGACGGATGCCGCCTCCAAGTACAAGGTGAATATGGCCGAACTTGGGGTGGCCATGGAAGGGTTCAAAGTTACGGTCGGGTCAAAAGTGATCCCGACATTGCTTGAGCTAGCCAAGGCCCTGAACAAGGACCTCCCGGACGCCATCAGCTTTACAGCAAGGGCGTTTAGATTGTTTTTCTCTCCGATTGATGCGGTCAACACTGCGCTCTGGCAGTGCTACGAAATGATCAAGACGTTCGTAGTCTCGTCTCAACAGGCCATAACCGGGTTCAGCTTGGCCATGGATGCCATCTTCAAGGGGCTTTTCGATCACGCGCGGGAGATCACCAAAGCCACCGTTGAGGCGATGGAGAACACGTGGAGTCACGGCTTCGATCGGGTCGTGGAGCTTGGCAATGGTTATGCCCAGCGAATGCAGTCGATATTCGCCAGGGTCCAGCCGGGCGCTAACCTCGCGGGGGATGCCGCCAAGGCCGCGATTGACGCCTTTCTTTCTCAGGGTGGGGACAAGCCCTGGGTTGATCCAAAGGATATACGGCCTCCTGGGTCCACCCTGGATGGGAAGCGTGGAGGCGGCGGGAAATCTGACAACGTGTACTCGCAGTGGCGCGAGGAACTCCAGCAGATGATCGATGCACAGGAGGACCTGCTGGCGGACACGAAAAAGTTGGAGATGGAGTTTTGGCAGGACAAACTGAAGACCGCCAAGGCTGGGACCAAGGAATACGCGCAGGCGCTTCATGAGTTCGTGCAGTTGAAGCGTGTGATGCTGCGGGACGAGCAGACCATGTCGGAGGGTATACAGGATATTCGGACCCAGGCTGACCTGGATGGGATGAAGCACCGGATAGCTATGGAGGCGGAGGAAATCAGCGTCAAGCGAAGGATGGGCCTGATAAGTTCGCAAGAAGAGATCCGGATGCTGATCGATTTGGAGAACCGAGAGCACGAGATAGAGTGGCAGGCCCTCATGGATCGCATGAGGATGCGCGACAAGGACCTCCTCGACCAGGCGAAGACTTATCACGAAATCGAGGTGCTTCAGGAGAAGCACATGCTGAAGCTGGCGCAGATCACAAACAAGGAGGTTAAGAAGGAGAAAACCCTGTGGCAGACGCTTGGACACACCATTACGCAAAGCGTAGGCCAGGCGATCCAGGGACTTGCCACGAAGACCACAACAGTGGGGCAGGCATTGCAGAGCGTTCTCGGGGCGGTGTTCGACGCGATCATTGGCAAGTTCGGGGAAATGGTCACAAACATGATAGACGGTATGAGTTTGGCCGAGGCGGCGGAGATGGCCTTTGGAATGAAGTCCGCGGCGGTGGGCGCGGTGAAGGCCGGGGAGTCGGTCGCGGCGATCCCAGGATGGGGGTGGGCGATGGTTGCCGCAGTGGTAGCGGGGACGCTGGCGCTTTTGATGGGCACACTTTCGTCGGCCGCCGGCGGGTGGGAGGTCCCGGAGGATACGCTGGCGCAGGTCCACAAAAACGAGATGGTTCTCCCCGCACACCTGTCGGATCGGATCCGTAACATGACGGAGCCCGGTCTCAAGGGCGGACCTACGGTGCATCACCATCACTACACCATCAACGCGATGGACGGGGAAAGTGTCGAACGGGTACTGAAGAAGCACGGGAGCGCCCTGGCCAGGGGCATCCAGACGGCCAAGCGCGATTTGAGATTCCGGGGAATTAAGGGCCGTCCGGCGGGAGCTCCGGCATGAGCAACGCCGTTTTCCCTGCCCTCGTTGGTTTGGATTGGAGCCGGCGGAGGATCCCGATTTGGAAGACCGTGACGCATGACTCAGTTAGCGGCAGAGAGACGCGACTGGGGTTGTGGAGCTACCCAAAGTGGCGGTGGGAACTCAGCTATGAGTTCCTCCGATCGGATGCCGTGAACGCAGAGTGGCAGTCTCTGCTCGGGTTCTTCCTGGCGCGTCGTGGGGCCTGGGACACTTTTCTGTTTGAGGATTGGGAGGATAAGACGGCGACCGCGCAACAGATCGGGGTGGGCAACGGCACGGCTACGCAATATCAACTCGTGCGGACCTTAGGGGGCTACACGGAGCCAACCAAAGAGATCAAGGGGACTCCGAAAATCTACCTGGCCGGGGTGGAGCAGCAGTCCGGATGGTCCGTGAACAGCACCGGTCTGGTCACATTCACATCCCCGCCCGGGAATGGGATCGTGGTGACGGCGACATTCGATTTCTATTGGCGCGTGCGGTTCCTGGAAGACGAACTGGAACTAGAGGGTTTTTCGTACAAGTTTTGGAGTGCCAAAAAGGTGGAACTGATCTCGGTCAAATGAAAACGATCTCGGCGGGACTGCAGACGATTTTCGAGAGTGACCGATTCTACATGGCGGACCTCTATGCGCTTACGCTGGTCTCTGGGACGGTGGTCCGGCTGACGAGCGCGGACGTGGACGTTTCCTTCGGCGGGTCGAGCTATCTGGCGTCCGGGCCGGCGATCGAGCGGTCGTCCCTGAACTGGAGGACCGGGGTCGAGGTCGACTCCCTCGAGTTGACCCTCTACCCGCACGCCGAGGACACGCTGGCCGGGCTGTCCTGGCTGCGCGCCATACGCCAGGGGGTTTTGGACGGGGCGGAGCTGACATTGTCCAAGGCGTTTTTGCTGGACTGGACCTCGTCAGCCGAGGCGCTGACGCTGTTCGAGGGGCGGGTGGCCGGAATCGACGCCGACAGATCCAAGGCGGTTGTCACCGTTAACTCGCATTTGGAGCTGCTTGACATCGAGGTCCCGCGCCAACTGTACTCCCCTGGTTGCTGCCTCAACTTGTACGACCCGGACTGCGCGGTTGTGAAGGCTACCTATACCTACTCCGGCACGGTAGGGGCCGGGGCCACGGCCAGCGTGATCCCGGTCGCCGGCGTCGACAAGTACCGTGGATATTTCGCCTACGGGTATCTCTCCCTCTCCGGCGGCGCGGTGCGACGGACCATCAAGGAGTGGGCTCCCGGATCTCCGGGCTTCGCGAAAGTGGCGGTTCCGCTCTATGATATCCCCGCAGAGGGAGCGAGCGTTACGCTGGTTGCTGGCTGTCAGAAGACGCTCGAGGTGTGCCGGGACAAGTTCTCCAACCTTGTGCATTTTAGGGGGTTTCCCTACATCCCGGCACCGGAGACGGCGGCATGATGATCGCGGTCGGCTGGCTCATTGGTTTGTGGATGGGACTTTGGATCGGGTATCGGTGCTGCCTGGCACTGTCGAGGGCCGGTTATGTCGATTGAGATGGAGGAGCGGTTGCGCGTGGTTCGGGTGGCCCAAAGCTGGTTGGGGACGCCCTACCATCACCATGCCGCCCTGCGGGGTGTCGGGGTCGACTGCGCCTACCTGTTGATCGAAGTCTATGCGGAGGCCGAAGTCATCCCGAGAAGAGATCCCGGCTATTATCCGCGCTGTCGGGTCAGGCGAGGCGCGTGAACGTGGACATCCCCATGCTCGGGGACATCGCCCTCTATCGGTTCGGAAGGTGCGCGGCCCACGGGGCCATCGTCGTCGGCTGGCCCAGGCTGATCCACGCCTACGTCGACCACGGCGTGATCTACGCCAACGGGGAGTCGACGGCGCTCTCCTCCAGGTTCGTGGGGTTTTACCGTCCGAACCGCTGGGCGGAGGTGGCCTGATGGGCGGCAAGGCCGGGGGACAGACTCAGAGCTACGAGGGACAGAAGGTCAAGGGGATCCGGGTCCAGTCGTCCGTCTACGGCTCGTGCATCCCGGTGATTTACGGCCGCAACCGGGTGGCCGGGAACCTGATCTGGTACGGCGACTTTCGACAGAGCGAAAGTGAAGGCGGTGGTGGAGGCGGAGCCGGAAAGGGCGGCGGAGTACCTGGCGCTGGTGGCGGAAAGGGTGGCGGTGGTGGTGGCGGACAGGCAAGCTATAGTGCCTCGGTCATGATCGGGCTCTGCCACGGGCCGGTGGTTGCATTCCAGCGAATCTGGGCTGGCGACAAGGAATTAAAGAAGAAGAAAAAGGAACGGTGGGAATTGTTTCTGGGCGCTGTCGGTCAGGATCCGTGGGACTACCTGGTGGCCAAGTTTACCTGCGTCGACCCGGGCGTGCAGGAAAAAATGCTGATCGTCGACGAGGAAGACACCCCCGCGGCCAGGCGTCGCCGCGAAAATCCGTGCAGCCAGACCGCCCTCGCTTACTCGGGCCTCGCCTACGCGGCTCAGTCTCGCATGAAGCTCGGCTCCTCGGCCTCTTTGCCGAACCTCAACTTCGAGATCGACGGGTTTTGCCAAATCCCATCCGAAGAGGACGCCTATGCCTCGGACGTTGCCCTGGACCTTCTCACCAACACGCAATACGGGTGCGGATTCCCGGCCGCAAGGATCGACTTCGCGGCGTGGCGGGTCTACTGCGTAGCGATGGGCTGGAAGGTCTCACCGGTCTATAGCGAGCTATCGGCGGCAGGGGAGCTCGTGCAGCAACTCGCGGATCTGAGCAACACCACCCTGGCATGGGTCAACGGCAAGCTGGTCGGAGTGCCTCGCGGAGACGAGAACTTCGGAGTTTATGTCGCTCCGTCCGCTCCCATGTTTGATTTGACGGACGACGATTATCTCGACACCGAGGAGCCGGTCAAGCTGACGCGGGCGCGCCCTTCGGACGCCATCAATTCCATGACTCTGGAGTTCACCAACCGAGACAACGACTATGCGAGCGAGACCGTGGAGTTCCGGGACCTGGCGCGCATCGAGCAATACGGACTGCGAAGCGAGGACGGGATCGACGGCAAGGCCATCACGGTCAAATCAATCGCGCAGCAGGCCCTCAACTGCATGGCCCTTCGGAAGAACGTGCTGAACACGTACACGTTCCGGCTCGGGTGGCGCTACTCGTGCCTGGACCTCATGGACATCGTGACCCTGACGGACGATGCGCTCGGGTTGAACGAGCAATGGGTCCGGATCACGGAGATCGAGGAGCAGGGGGACGAGGAGGGACTGACCTTCACCGCCGAGGAATATCTGTACGGGACGGGGCACCCGGCGGAGCACGCTTTCCAGACGGCCGAGGGGTGGATCGGTTACGAGCCCGCAGTTGGGTCCGCGAGCCGGCCAGTGATCATGGAGCCGACCGGGAGTCTGCTGACGGGTGGGCTGGAGCTTTGGATCGCGGCGTCGGGCGGCGAGGAATGGATGGGCTGTTCGGTCTGGGCCAGCACGGACGGGGCGAGCTATAAGCGGGTCGGGTCGGTGGCTGGAAGCGCACGCCAAGGCGTCCTGGTATCGCCCTGGCCGGCCGGACCGGAGTGGGACGATATCAATCCTTTGATCGTCGACCTTTCGATGAGCCGGGGCGAGCTTTCCCCCGGAGACGTATCCGACGCGGAGCTCCTCAACACGCTCTGCTGGGTTGACGGGGAGTGGGCCGCCTTTTCCGGGGCCGAGCTTGTCGGGGCCAATAAATACCGCCTCACGGGGATCCGGCGCGGCGCATACAACCAGCCCATAGCCTCCCACGCAGCCGGGTCCGATTTTGTCCGGGTGGACGACCGGATCGTGCGGTATGAGGTCGACCCGGTCCTGATCGGGGAGACGGTTTACCTCAAGCTGGTTTCGCTCGACGCCTACGGCCAGGAGGAGGAGTCCCTCTCCGAGGTGACGGCTTATCCCTACGTCATTCAAGGGTTGGGCTTTCCGGATTTGGCCATCACCAAGGCCGAGCTCGCGCTTGAGAAGCTCTCCGGGAAGGATGCACCGGTCAGCATCTCCGTGTCCTATGCCATCTCGGGAGGGGTCATCACAATCAGGTGGGTCGCCGGGGCGGATCCATTGATCTATGGGTTTGCTATCTACGGCGGCGCTGCTGGGGCTACACTTTCGTCCTGCACCAAGCTGGCGGACGTGTCCGATTCGGTGCGTTCCTACAGTGAGGCGTTCACTGCGCAATATCATCGGTATTACGTCGTGCCGGTCATGAGCAACGGGACGCAGCTCAGGCGCAACGGATTTGTGGACATCCTGGTGGCTACAGCCCCGCAGGCCATCAATGTTTCAGTCGTCGAGCCCAACATCAAGGTGACGTGGCCGGCGGTCTCGGGGGCCAAGGGTTACACGGTGATCGTGGACTCCGGATTCGCCTGGCTGATCGAGACGAAAGAGACGCAGTACCTGTTCCCTATCCTTCCGCACACGACCTTGGTGCGCGTTCGGGCGGACTTCCCGGACGGCCAGGGGTCCGCGTACCTCGAGGAGGAGATCGACACGGCCGGGATTTACAATTGGAACGAGGTTGTCTCGGTGGCGTTCGACTTTTCGACCGGGGATTTTTCGAATCTCGTCTGGGTGAACAGCAACGCCATCGAACGGCCGAGCATCCGGGGAGGAACGCTGGCGGCTCCCTACGTGGCCAACGCGAACGACTCGGATCTCTGGAACCTGGTGGACAAGTATGAGTCGGTGGACGTGTCGGCCCTTGACTGTCTTGTCGAGTGGTTCCGGGACGGGTGGTGGCGCAACGGGGGCGCCTGGTACGAGTCGGGGGTCAAGGATTTTGGATACGTCTTGACCGGGCGCCTTATCGGGACACTGACCAAGAGCGTGGTGGATCTCACGGGCCTGGTCGAAAACTATGACTTTGGGGTGGAGGCCGTCGACTACCTGAACGTGGAGGACCTGGTGGACAACCAGGCACACGTGGAGGGGGCGTTCGATGTCTCGGTCGACGGGACGACCTGGACGCGAGCAAACCTCCTGGACTGGGTCACGGCCAGGTATGTGCGGTTCTTCGTCTCGATCCTTGCGGCGAGTCCCATGCTCGGGATCACGGTGACGGCGGGGAGCATTGGCCTGGACGTCCCCGACATCACGGAGAGCGGGTCAACGTCGGTAACGGGGACGACCAAGGATATCACGTTTACAAAGGATTTCAGGGTGGTGAATTCGGTCATCTGCAACGCGCAGGGATCTCCGAGGGCGTGGGCGACCAACATCACATACTCCGGATTTCGGATCAACCTGGACTCCAATCCCGGTACGACAACCGTCAACTGGTTTGCAAAAGGATACTGACATGGCAGACGGAGTGGTGGACGCAACAAAACCGCAATCGAGCGGGATTTCGCTTCCGACGGCGCTGGTGCAGATCCGGGCCAACTTCGCTCAGGTCGCGCTCCATATCGCGGATTCGGAGGACGCGCACGGTCTGGCGACGCTGCTGGCCGCTTTCGACGCGCTCCTGGACGAGGTCGTGGCCGCGCGCGGGAGCACCAACGGTCTTTCTCAGAGGCTTGGGATCAGCTTCAACGCGGACGGGACGCTCAAGGTCCCGATCACGCAGAACAACCTCTCGGAGTGGGTCGACCTGCAGACGCAGCCTGTCCAGGTTGATACGTCGTCCTTTTATGTGACGAGCGACATGACCTCGATTTTTATTCCGTATCGTAAGGTCATGGTCCAGACGTCGACCAACAACTATGTCTCGATGGTCCTCGGATCGACCTATGACGTAGGGCAAAACCGGACAACGGTCCAGGTCTACGACGCGGTGGTCCCAGGAGCGCCGACAAACGTCATGTACGGGTTCGTGACGCCGGCGGCCACCGGGTCGCTCGATCTCAGGATGTTGACCCCAACTTGGCTTCACCAATACAACGCAGGAGGATTTTAGATGCCGCCGAACACTCTGCCAATCTATCCCTTGACCGTGCAATCCGCGGCCGTGTCGTTCGTCAACGCTGACGGAACAGCGGAAAAAACCCTGGTTACGGCCGGGTCCAACGGATCTCGGATCGACTCGGTCGCCATCGCGTCCGACGACACGAGTGCGCGGGTTTTCAACGTCTACATCAACAACGGCTCGACATCGTATCGGGTCGGGACGGTCAATGTGCCGATCACCGCCGGGACCGATGCCGCGGCGACTCCACCCGTGAGTCTGCTTACGACTGGGAATCTCCCGTGGTTGGACAGCAGCGGGTCCATCTTCCTCAAGGCGGGCTGGAAATTGAACGTGGCCGCTCAGGTTGCGGTCACGGCAGCCAAGACGATTTCCTTCGTTGCCTCTTATGGAGATTACTGATGAGCGGCTTTCCTAGGGCTACCAAACAATCGGCTCGGACTCTGACGCGAATATTTCTGACCTCCGGCATATTTCCCGTCCCGAATGGAGTCACGTCGCTTAAGGTGACGGCGTGGGGAGGCGGTGGATCCGGAGGAGGAGGTTGGACAACAACCTATATTTCAAATCTGGGGGG